GATGAAAATTCTGCGGCTCCGGATAATCCGTTATCTGGTGTTGAGTCATTGTCAAGTGTTGTTAAATTAAAAAACGTTAAGGATGCGTAATGCCAATACTTGATAGAAGAAGCAATCAGTTCATAGAGGATAAAGATACAAGAGTATCGGTTGGAATTGATTTTCCTTTTGCTAGAGTTCCTAATCAAGATGGGTATTTTTCAACAACCAAGACTACCATTGAGTCGGTAAAAAATAATATAAGATTATTACTACAGACACAAAAGGGTGAAAGAATCTTTCAACCAAACTTGGGTATGAACATCCGTAGATTTTTGTTTGAACAAATAACAGAAGACACTCAAGTTCAGATTGAAAACGATATCGTGGATACCTTTGCTACTTGGTTACCTTTTGTAGAGTTAAGAGAAATAGATATTAATACTGCTGACCAAGATAAAAATCAAATTAATATCAAGATAGTATTTAATATTAAGAGAGCACCAAACACAATAGAATCTGTTGGTGTAGTGTTGGAGTAATGTAATGGCATATTCACAAGACCAAAAATATAAACCATCGAATGTAAAATACACGAGTAAGGATTTTACGTCAATTAAATCCGATTTAATAGAATACACGAAGGCTTACTTTCCGGATACATATAAAGACTTTAATGAGACATCACCTGGTATGATGATGATTGAATTAACAAGTTATGTCGGAGATGTTCTTTCGTATTACATTGATTATAACTACAAAGAAAACGTCTTAGCAACGGCTACAGAAAAAAGAAACGTGGTTAGGTTATCGGAATTTTTAGGATATAAAGTATCACCTAATACACCATCATTGGTTAGGTTAAGAGTTACCACCGATGTGGGTGTTGATGCTGATGGTAATGTGGATTATAGTGATGCACCACAAAATCCAATAAATAGTGGATTACAAATACAATCAAATATAGATTCTAATTTAAAATTTGAAACGTTAGGTGAGATTGATTTCACGGTTTCTGGCTCACCCGATGTTCCGCCTGTTGGAGCTCCAACTTCATTCAATGCTAACGGAGAGGCAACGGGTTATACATTAACGAGATTTGTACAGGCAGTATCAGGTGAAACCAAAACTAAATCATTTACAATAACAAGTCCAACTAAATTTTTAGAATTAGATTTGGGTGAAGACAATGTGATAGAGGTATTGAACTGTGTAGACTCTTCAGGACAAAGATGGTATGAGGTTGATTATCTAGCACAAGATAGAATATTAAAGGAAAGCCATTACACACAAGATGGTCGTAGTAATGCTTATAATCAAGACATTGTTGGTGGTGATGTTTCAAGTGATGTGGCTATTCCGTTTACATTGGATTACATTAACACGAATAAAAAATTTACAACTAAAATAGATCCTGATGACAACACCGCAAAACTACAATTTGGTAATGGATTGAATAGATTAAATATATCAGGCTCAAGTGGGGCTAGTTTATTCTCAATGATTGAGCAACAAGGATTGAACTTGACTGGTGTTCCAAGTAGTGTGATAAATGCCAGTTTAAACAACTTAACAACCAATAATTCTTTGAACTTGGGAGAGACTCCATCCAATACTATAATGACCATAACCTATAGAGTCGGTGGTGGTGCTGATTCAAATGCTCAAGCTGGTGAATTAACCAAGATAAATAATTCGGATGAATCAATAACCATAACAAATGATGAACCAGCATTGGGTGGTACTGATGGTCAAACCGTTGATGAGATTAGAGAGAATGCTAAATCATTTTTTGCCTCACAATTGAGGTGTGTGACTCGCGAGGATTATCAGGCAAGGATATTAAATTTACCAGCAAAGTTTGGTAACATCGCTAAATGTTATGTGTATAGAAATGATGACATCGGAACATTAAAAATTTATACATTGTCTTATAACCAACAAAGACAATTAGTACAAACTCCTTTATTAGCATTGAATAATTTAAGACTTTATATTGAACAATATAGAATGATAAATGACTCATTAGATTTTGGATTTCAATTGGTAGATGATATATTTTCTGGTTACATTATAAACTTCGGTGTTCAATTTGAAGTTAATTATGATAGAAGATTTAATTCTACTGATGTAAAATTAGAAACCATAAATGTCATTAAAGAGTTTTTTAAAGTCGGTAAGATGCAATTCAGACAACATATAAATCTTGGTGATTTAAAATATAACATATTAGGATTGGATGGTGTGATTGGAATTAAAACCTTAAAGTTAATCCAAGATACTTCAGAGATAGATAATTTTCCAACTTCATTGAATTCAAAAAAATTCCATTTCTATAAAGGTGATGGTACACCATCGGTTGACGGAACTGCTGGCTATGGATTTCAATATAACTTTGAAAATGCCACAGTAAATGATATTGTGAAACCATCTGTAACACCGGCAATATTTGAATTAAGAGATCCTGATAATGACATATACGGGAGGGTAGTCTAATGCATCGTTATTTTTTTGCTGTCAAGGATGCCTTTATTAATAGTGGTTCTGATGAATTTACAGGTGATGATTATAAGGATAAAAATACAGGTCAAGATGAGATATTAGAAATTAAAAAAGTTTTTTTTAATCAAGAGTTTCATTATCAAACAAGAGCATTAATTCAATTCGACACGGATGAAGTAGAGAGTTACATTAGTTCATCTGTATTGCCTAAAGACTATGAGGTTTACTTAAAATTATATGAAACCAAAGGAACAAGTGGTTTAAGTGAAACCTATGATGTTGCTGCTTATCCACTAAGTCAAGAATGGGATGAGGGTATTGGTAAGGAAGCAGATAGACCAAAGACAACAGAGGGTTGTAGTTGGAAATTTAGAAAAAATAGAGCTGGTGTTGAATTAGAATGGACAACACAAGGTGGAACTTATACATCTACTGATGAGGTAACACAATCTTTTTCTTTAGAAAAACCCGATATCGATATGGATGTTACGAGTATAGCAAAGAAATGGTTTAGTGGTGATAATGACAACTATGGATTTTTAATAAGACTATCGGGTAGTAGAGAAACGTCAAGTGGTAGTTTTGAGGATTTAAAATTCTTTTCAAGGCAAACCAATACAATCTACTCTCCTAAATTAGAAGTGAGGTGGGACGACCATGCTCCATCAACGGGCTCAAATACTGGCAGTTTAACTCCATTAGATTTATCAGGACAAGTAGAAAATTATTTGTATCAGTTACACACAAGAGAAGCTTACAAGGAAACGGAAACAATTAAATTTAGATTTGGTGCTCGTAAGAGATACATTGATAAGAGTTTTACAACATCAATACAGACCGTAAGTGGTAGTTATCTTTCAGAAGGTAGTGCTTCATATTCTATAATAGACATGGCAACCAACGAAGATGTTGTTCCGTTTAGTGCCTATACCACGATGAGTTGTGATTCAGTTTCACCGTACTTTACACAAGATTTAAATGGATTTGAGCCAAACAGAGCTTATAAAATTTTGATTAAAGTTAAACACAATGATGACCAAACTCTCATATATGATGATGATTTTGAATTCATACTAAGGAGTTAACATGTCATATCACACTTCAGGATCTATGAGAAGTTACGGTGGTGGTTATGGTACTATATCTATCGGTTTAGCAAATTCCTCTAAATTAGAAATGGGTGTGACATATAGTTATACGGTTAATGACACTAGATATACTGCAGTTGCTGATACAATACCTGAAATAAATGCTATAGGATTGATAGATAGTAATTATACATTACCAGATAACCCACCACCATTTCTAGAAAATTCCTCTATAGTAATTTTAGATGGTATAGGCTTACCAATTACTACTACAAAAATAACATCTTTAACAAACTATGATTCTAATGGTAATGGTGGAAAAAGTAACGGTCAAGAAAGTGTGATGGATACATTTGGACAACAAACCACTACTAGTTATCAAGGTGAGCAACAACAAGTGGAAATGGAAACTCAAAGCAGTTCACCACCCACAGATAATCCAATAGTTGAAATTAACTTGGATTCGCCAATTGTATTACCATCGCAATTTGTTTATAAGTTTGCAGAATTAGCAGGTGAGCCTTATTATGGTCCTTATCACAAACACCAAGACGGAACATTGATGATTGGTGGTGGTCAACTAAATGTCATTCATGATATGATACCCGAAGAAATAATCATACCACGAGAAGAGTTTGATTACGGTGCAGAAGACACGACAACACCCACTACATTTGACATAGACGAAAATGTAATCAAAGAAACCTTTTCTGACTTGGTTTATGCGAAGTGGTTTAGTGAGTTGGATGAAGATTATGCAAGTTCTACTTTTTTTGATATGACACAAGGTGGACAAGAAACATCGATTGATTTGAATTTAAATACATTACAAACAACGATTAGGGATGGTCAGATAACAACTGGTAGACAAGAAAACGAAACATTGGTATTTTTTAAAAAGGACAGAAACACGCCAGAAAATAAAAAAGATTTAACTGATGGTAAACTATCATTGGTTATAAACAACATAAGTTCTAGTTTTGTTGACAATGGTGTTGTTGATTTAAGTGAATTTATATCAGACAAGATATCCGTTGTGTCTGAATTATCTCCTGACGAAGAGGTTGTGACGGTAGAAACAATAGATAAATATGGATTGTCAGAATATATGCCAGCAGCACAAGGTATGCCAGAAAGTTTTAAAATAAAAAATGTAAAGTATAAATTAAGATATAGAAATGAGCAGGTTAAAATTGATGTTCCGTTTGGTGATTTACTTCATATTGTAAATAGTGTTGGGACACCTAATAGTGATGACTACTTGCGTCAATGGTATTATTATGAATGGGTAAACGTATTAAATCTATCTCAGTTAACTACTCCATCAACAGGACAAAGGATAAATGCCACAAAAGCTAAAGAGGTATTGGATACAAACATATTTGAACTATTACCAACGCAAACAACTCGTCAAGATCAAATTAATAGATTTTTTCGAGACTTTAATGATTTAATAGGAAATCCACCAGAGTTTCAAGATGTTGATAATGATGGTATTGCTGAATATGCGGTAAGTGAAGGTGGTGATAAAGCCAACCGCGTTGCTTTTGAAAATAAAAATAGTTCTTTTATTACAAGATTAGATAAACATACGGAAGAGAATCAAGGCAATAATACAGTTGTCAATCAAGGTAAAACTTTAGAAACCATGAGAAATACTCTGAACAAATATTTAGCTGATGTAGATAATGTTGTGGAAGTTATACAGGATCAAAGACCTGAATATACAAATAAGATGGGTGGTTTTTTAAAAATAAGAAAACCAAACCAAGCCATAATATTAAAAAAACAAGGTGATGAATTAGAGTTTCAAAAGAATAATAGATTCCTAAATGGATTTACAGTTACCATGTGGGTTAGATTTGTAGGACGAGATGGTAGGGGAACTTTGTTTAATTTTGGTAATCCATTATCACAAGAAAGTCCTTATGGATTCAGATTAGAAACAATCACTACTGATTTAACTGAAGGAGCACAAGGTGAAGAAAGACGAAGAGTTGTTAGATTGATTGTTCGTGACCATTTGGATGATAATAAATTATACGAAAGTTCAGTTGGTACTCAACAAGTTTCCAAATGGAATTCAGCAGAAAACAAAATCTTAACGAGATTAGAGGCATCACCATCAAGTGGTAATGCTATTAATACCTACACATCAATACCAACAAATGATTTAAACGAATGGTTTTTTATCTGTGCTACTTATAATGCAACTGTTGATGAAGAGAGTTCTTTTAATCAAGGATTTGATACCGATAAACAATTTTGGTTAGGGCATAAACAAGACAATGGTTCATTAACTCACTTTAGTGGAAAGGGTAATCGATGTAAAGTTGAGGTAATAAGTCGTAGTGATTTGTTAAGAGCTCGTGGTTATAAAATTGGTGATTTAGAATTTGATGTGAATGAACAAGAATCATCGGGTGGAACAGGAACTAAATCATTCTCTAGAGAAGATGCCATGGAGGAAACTGAAACACAGCAAGAAGAACAAGAAAGTATGATGTAATGTTATGGCTAAATTCACAAAATCAGAAGATACTAATGTACCACAATCCCTAAGATATACAGATGGTGTTCCTGGCAACCCACCTAATAAACTTGAAGATGGAACTTATCAGCAGTTTGGAACAGGCAGTAATTTACTTCAAGTGTTCAGACCATATCAAGGTTTTGATTTACTTTACAAAAATCCAAATATGAATCAAGGTAGCACCGAGATAACTCAAGACTTGGATGCTAGATTTAAATTGGGGACATACACGCTAAACGATAGGGGTAGTTGGGAAGATAACAATTTTAATGAATCTACTTTAGGTCCTTACTTAACTGAAGAATTTGAAGGAAATAAAAGTTATAAGTTAAAAACAAGAAGAACTACGGTGGTCGATACTGCTGATGGACCCATTACCTTAATACCAGCACAAGGGCAAGTGGGTGGTAATGTTACTCCAATAGGTCCTTATGAGGAACACAATACCGGCATCTACTCTATCGAGACCTTACCTTTTGTCATCAATCCAACTGATGATGAGATAATAAGACTTGATAGATATTACGATAAAGAAATTCATAAGGAACAATATGAATTAGCAACCGAAGGTAAGATTAATTTAAAAATCGTACTGAGTTTTCCTGGTAGAGTTCCGACTAAAAATAACAACTCAGAATATATTTATACAAATTCAGATGGTGTTCAGACCGATTACTTACCAACGGTTAATTTTGGACAAAACATTGACATTTTTTCAAACAGACCACCTCGTAATAACGGTGATTATGCTGATGCATTGATAATTGGTGAAGACAATGCTGGAACAGAAAATGGTGGTGCTTATATTTTTAAATTAAATTGGGGAGATGGAACTGTTTTAGAACATACCGATGATCCATTGTTATTGGAAAGTACAACACTTTTAGAACACTTTTATGATAAACCAGGATTCTACTCCATAACAGGTCTTGTATATAGGGTTTATCGTGGACACATAATGCATTGGGAAAAATTTCAAACAAATATATTATTAAACCCATCTTCTCTTTATGATACAAAACTTTTTGACTTTAGTAATTTTGCTTCCATAGGTGGTGTCAGTAAGAATTCAGCATTTGTAAAATCACTATATAATTTAACTGGAATTAATCCATTACCACCTTACAATAATGACAGAGCAGACATTAATAATTTAATTGAATTTAATATATTGGATGTCATTAATTTATTAAATGTTTTAGGTAAGGTTGATTATTCATTAATTCAACCTTATTATGATTTACTATCTCCGTATCAAACCCCAACCGATGATGTAGATAGCTTTGTGTTTGGATGCACAAGTCCAGATGCTGCTAACTATAATGAGGATGCTAACATAGATGATGGGAGTTGTATATTTGTTCATGACGTTACCTTATTAATTGCTGGAGAACCACCTATTCCTATAATTTTACAAATAGGAGAAACCAATGTAAATGCTGGTCAAGTAGAACCTGAACCAGAATTTCCACCAGCAGGAATTACAGTTATGAATCCCATGATTGGTACATTAAGTCCATTAGGACAATGGGTTTGGAACTTAGAATGGGAATTTTTAGGTCCTGAAGTTGATGATAATACTATTACGGTAGCTCGTGGTATGAATGAATTCAAGATGATTACGAATCAAGGAGATTCCGATGAGGGGGGATTAGGTTATTATGATTATGTATTTCTAGGTTGGTATAATGAAAACAATGATTTGATAACAACGGATGTTAACGGAGTTGCAAACGTAAATGTTTTAGCTGATAGAGTCCTTACGGCAAAATTTCAATATCAAGATACTACACCACCAGGACCTGTTGAAGACTTAGAAATTTACAATCATGAACAATTTTTCCAAGCAAATAGACCTGAACAAACAACTTTACCTCTCGATTCAATTACCGTATTTTTTGATGATCCTAATTTAGCAGAGGGAACTTTTGAGTACAATGATATAGATTATTTTAAAATCAATAGATTTTATTATGATTACATACTTGACGAACAAATTGAAGAGGAAATAACACAGATACCATTTGGTACTGAAAAGGAGTTGGTAAGATTTCCAAGTAATTTACTTTTTAATCGATATAAATATATAGATGAAAATCTACCGTATAGAGAATACATATATCAATTACAAACCGTAGATTTATCAGGATTAGTATCTGATTTGAGAACTACTAGCCCTTTGTATCCAACACCAAATGATACAACACCACAGGCGATATCAAACGAAAGTCTATCATTAATACAAAATCGTCCAAAAAGATTAATATTCTCATGGCAACAGATATCAGAAGCATGGCCTGGTCTTGAGGGTAATTTCAAACACTTTAAGATAGAGGTGGACGGACCCAATGCTGATGATTATGTTTATGAATATAACGATGACTACATAGCTGAAACAAGTGGGAGTTTAATACCAACTTTATTTGAACAATACTATCAAAATGGATTGGTACAGAAACAATTTAACGATGTAGGTGGAACTTCCGAGACAGGTTTTTATACACCATCTGGTGATGCCATGACGCTTGAGTGGACAACCATATTGCCGTGGAGATTTAAGATATCAGTAGTGGGAGACACGAGTCAAAATGATGAAAGTCCAGCCACAGAATACATTGAAGTTATTCCAGAAAATTACATTGGTGCTGATATGAATATCATTGGTACGGCAAATACCTTTCAGCAGATAGGAAGTTTAGATGGTTTTGGTATTAATACGGAACAAACTAGCGTGCTTCAAATTCCTTTTAATATTCAAAATTTTATCACGGAATTTGCACAAAATGCATTTGCTGGAAATGGAGTAGATCCTAACCACCCAAACGGTTTTCTTCAAGAAGATAAAAACGGTTTATACATAAGAGTTTTTACAAAAGATTTAATTAATAATGATAATACCATACCTGGATATAATCCAACCTACATAGGTGAACCTTTTAATATAAGTTATAATAATACCGTAAGAGAATATCCTGAATTTGAAAGATTTATTGGTTCGCCGAGTGTAATACAATCTCTGTCAGGTAAAAGACTTTATGTTGGTTTGTTTGATTCCAATGATAATAACTTGGTGGCAGAGACATCAGACTTTGTTCAGATAAATGACATAAATGGGTGTATGGATACAAATGCAGATAACTATATGAGTATGGCAAACATTAATTATAATTGTACTTACAGTTATAAAATAATCACCCAAACCGAACACACTTATTTATTTAATTTAGCTGGTGGGATATATGCTTATGAATGTGTGTTCGGTGAAAATGAAGCTGGTAACGGGTATGTGGACAACATTGGTTTTTGGAGAGATGGTGGTAATAAGAATTTAAGCATAATAAGAACTGGTACGGCAGAAAGTCAGTATTTAGATAGTGAGCCTACAATTAACTATAATGATATTTTTGAAACCGTAGGTAATCAATACTTTTTAGTATTACGGGTTAGTAATCAAAACACCAGCGTTAATCCAGATCAAACTGTTTTTAATCAATGGATAATTGATAACAATCAAGGTGGATTGGAATTTGCAGAGGTCACGAATATTGATGATGATAGGTTAACTCTTGGAAATTGGACGAATGATATCACAAGTTTAAACGAAGTAACTCAACAGAATTTAATAGATAACTCTAATGGTTCTGCTCACATAGCAGTTAAAGCAAGTGAATTTGCAGGACCAGAAAATTATCAAAATAAAATAATAAAAGCAGAATGGTTTGATGGAAGTGGTGGTTCAGGAGATTCTGATGTTGTTTCTCATGTTGATATTAGATTAGTAAATATGCCAATACAACAAGGTGCTGCCTCTAAGGTAAGATTCATGGAATCAGGCAATCAATTTGTAAGTAGTACCGACAACCCATCATATAATCAGAAGAGTACGGTGGGGGTAAATACCTTGTTTTCAATAGAGGCTG